CCCGCGCCGCCGCGCGCCGCCGTGACCGTCGCGAATGCGCTTGAGGAGCCGATATAAGCATCGCCGCTGCCGTTTGCAAGGCCGTCGTTTCCGTTGGAACCTGCCGCCGCGCCGCCGCCGTAGCCGCCGCGCCAGCTGTAGCCAACATAACCGTAGGGCGCGGTGTTGTATCTGCCCCGCCCATCTTCGCCCTCGACCTCCTCTTTGTCTTTGCCCGCGGAGTAGGTCACACCGTCGACGGTGATCAAGGGGCTTGGCTGGTAGGTATACTTTCCGCCGTCCCATGTGTAGCCGTTGCCCGGGCTGCCCGCAATGCCGCTTTTGCCTTTGGCGGCAAAAACCTCGCCCGTGATCGCGTCGGTGTAGCCCGCCTCGCTCGACGAGCCCGTGTCGCTCGTTGCGCCGCCCATTGTGGTCGCGGTACCGGGTGCGCCCGCGTCGTTTCCTTGCGAAAAGGCGCCGCCGTAGCCGCCCTTCCCGCAGGCATAGGAGACCTTTGCGCCGGGTACCGCGTCGGTGACGGTTTCAACCAGCACCTTGCCGCCGTCGCCCGCTTCTCCCGGCTCGCCGCCCTTGCCGCCCTCCAGCGAGACGCCGTTGTCAAGGCCGACGTAGCGTCTGAGAGCGTCAAATTTCTCGGTCCATGATTTCGGCGTGCGCACGGCGGGGCTTTCGCCCCGATGGCCGCTGCTGCCGCCGCGCCCGCCGCCGATAAGGACGCGGGTGTAGCTCGTGACGCCCTCCGGGACCGTCCACACGCCCGAGCCTGTGAGGATGACGCGTTCGTCAAAATACTCCGATGATTCCGGCTGCGGGGGCAGAAAGCCGACGAGCGCCGAGGTGCGGGACTTGAGCAGGCCGGAGATCTTCGTCTCGCGCGAGGCGATGCAGGCAAGCGTCTGCTGTTTGTCCCACTCATTCCAGAGCGAGACGACGTGCCCGGCGTGCTCAGCTGCTGGGTTGACGTCCACGGTGAGCTGCTCGCGGCAGGCGTAATAGGCTGCCATGCGCTGCGCGACCGCGGAGGAGTTGACGAGCGAGACGAGCGTCGCGTCGGCGATCTCCTCGACGTGCTCGGCCGCGCCCTCGGTCACGGTGCGCGTGACGACGCGCCGGTTGTGGACGTAGCTTTTGCCGGTGAGCTTGCCGGTGCCCGCGGAGAGGACGGCGTAGTTCGCGCCGCTCTCAAGGACGGTGAAGCCCTCGGCCGCGAGCGTGTGCGCCGGCTCGTCAAACTCGATCACGTCGCCCTGCTGGGCCGTGCCCTCAAAGAGCGTGACGTCCTCCGTGCCGGCAATGTACTGGTGCTCGGTGACGGCGACCGCGCTGACGGGGTCGAGGTACTTGACGTGAATGTTGCGCGAATCAACGGAGTTGAAATCAATGACGCTCGCCGTACCGTCCCACAGCTTCTGCACACGCAGCGTGCCGTTCTCATCCGTGTGCAGCCACGCGCCGATGGCAAACAGGACCTGCCGGAGATTGTCACGGGCTGAGGCGATGGGCAGCCAGCCATAAAGCTTGATATTGCGGTAGACGGTCTCGATGAGAATGGGAATGTCGCCGCAGATCTCCGCGACAACCTCGGCGACCGTCTGCCCGGTGTAGATGCTGCCGCGGTGCGGCCGGACGATCAGCAGGCCGACTGCGGAGAGCGCGGAGAGCGTGTAGAGCTTCGGACCCACGCGCGTGACACTCTGCAGATGGTAAGTGCCCACGCGGCTGCCGGAGCGGAAAAACTCGACCTTTTCGTTTTTGTCAAAGTAGCGAATCGTGCCCGATTCGGACAAAACGGTGATATCAAGCGTGTCGGCCTCGAGTGCGTCCGCGCGCAGCTCCTTATACTCGCCCATCGTGCCAGGCGTGTCGAGATCAATGCGGTCGTTCTCAAAGAGCATTTCATCTCTATATTTTACAGCGTTCAATCCCATTACTTTGACCTCATTATGACACGGAAACCCTTCCACCAGTGCGTGCCACCGTCGTCGAGCAGGACGGTGACGGGGTCGACTGTGGGGTGCGCGGTGATGGTTTTCTCCGCGCCGGTCCACGGGTCGAAGTAGCGGAAGAGGACTTCGTTTTTGAGGCACGCCGTCAGCAGCGCGGTGATGCGCTCGGTCGGCGCGTCGTTGGTGGTGCCGACGATCGTCGGCTTGATGGCGAGCAGGTCGCGCAGCTCGTCGCCCGAGCACATGAGAAAGCCGTTCTCGCCCTCGCGGAACTCGTAGGTGACCTCATAGCCGTACTTGTGGAACAGGTCGGTGAAGTCCTGCCCGTCCACGATAAAGGGGTATTTCGCCATCAGGTGCCCTCCTTTCCGGCAAGCGGCTTGCCGCGTCGGCGGCCCTCGGCCTGCATGAGCGGGTACTGCTTGCGCGCGAGTGTCTGTCCGTCCAGCTCGAGCGTGACGTCAATGGTCACGCTCTCGCGCCGTGCGGCGCTCTGTGCGTTTGCGGGGAGCGCGGCAGGGATATACGCCGCCGGGAGGGCGCGTGCGCCTGAGCGCCCCACAGAGCGCCAAAGCGCGGCCTCCTGCGCGTTGAGCACCGCCTCGTCCGCGTGGAGCTCGGCGAGATAGCCGTCGTAGGGCACGCGGTCGAGCCCCGCGGCGTGGGAGCCGGAGAGCCACTTAGCGCCCTTGTAGATGTTGTAGGGGATGTTAAGAAATGGGATTTGGGAGACCATTCCCTCTAAGGAAATATCTCGAATCCAGCCAAGGCTTTCTTTTGCGACGCCGACGGCTGCATTTCGCTCGGCAAGTTCATCGATCGCCTGCTTGGCTTCCTGTACGCGCTGGATAAAGTTGCCCATCTGCTGGACGGCACCGACAATCGCATTGACAATATCCGTGATGGTCGGCGCAAGCGTTCCCGCAAGGATGCGTTCGAAGGCGTCGGTCTGCTGTGATAGACGGTCAAAGGCGTCCTGCATCTCGCCGAGGGTCGCAAGCATGTCCTCGTCGAGCACTGCACCGGCCTCATGGGCTTCCTGCCGCAGTGCGTTGATCTTATCGGCACCCGCCTCAATGAGCGGGTTGAGATCCTGTGCACTCTTGCCCATCAGCACCATCGCGTAGGCGTCACGCTCTGTCTCGTTGCTCATCTGACCGAGAGCTGTAATGACCTCGTCCCATACCTCCTGCGCATCGCGCAGCGAGCCGTCGGCGTTGGTGATCTGAATGCCGAGCGCGGCGAAGGCCTCCGCCTGCTCGCCTGTGCCGTCCTTGGCTTGCAGCATGTTGCGTGTGAGCTTGGTAATCGAGCCGGTAATTGTCTCGACTGAGACGTCCACAAGGTCGGCCATATATTGATACTCCTGCAGCGCATCGGTTGAAAGGCCGGTGACCGTCGACATGGTGAGAATATCGTCCGCATATGCCGCGCCGGCCTGCGCCACATCCCATATCTTTTCCGTGACCTCTTTCAGTCCGCTGACAATGGCCCCGCCGACCAGCAGACCCTTCATCGCGCCAAGCGACGAGACGATCCCGCCGATGTCACCGGCCGCTACCGAGTCCTTAAGGCCGGCAAGGGTGTCGCTGAACTCACTCAGGCCGTCCGTGGCTCCGTTCGTCTCGTCCGCGGCATCCTTGACCGCCTTGCCGTAGCCGTCGATGCTTTTCGCACAGCCGTCCGCGCTGTCCTCGGCCTCTTTAAGCAGTTTGTCGTTCTCGCTCAGCTCGTCGTTGAGTTTTGCGAGCGCGGTCTCCGCGCTTAAGAGCTGCCGACGGTAGCTGTCGGTGCGGCTGTCCGCCTCGCCGAAGGCCGCCGTTGCCTCCTCGACCGAGCCCTGCAGGGAGACGATCTTGCCGACCTGCTGCTCAATAGACTGCTTGAGCAGGTTGTGCTTGGCGCGCAGCGCCTCGGAGCTATTCGCCTGCCCCTTAAACTGCGCGTCGACGAGCTTCATCTCCGCGCCGAGGTTGCCGAGCTCGCGGTTGACCGCCGCGAGCTGCTTTTTGTATTCCTGCTCGCCGTCGATAGCGAGCCGTGTGGTGATCTGGCGTACTGCCATCACGCACCCTCCTCTCTTTTCAGTTCGCGCCGCCGCTCCTCAAGCGTTTGCAGGTCCATGACTTGCCCCGGCGTAAGCAGCAGGCCCTCGCGGACGCTCAGGCGCAGGAACTGCGTCAGAAGCTGGAGCCAGAGCGCGCGCGTCACGGAGATCCCGTTTTTTTTTGAAGCTCCACAAGGCCGAGGTCAAGGTCGCCCGTCTCTTTCTCCTCGCGCCGGAAGCCGAGGACGATGGCGGCGAGGATGGCGTCCTTCGCCGCGGCGACCTCATGCGGGGCAAGGTTGACGCGGAAAAACTGCTCGGTGAGGACGGGGCCGTGCGTCTGGCCCTGCCAGCGCCGATAGAGCTCGCCCTGCTCGGAGAGTTTGAATAGGTAATAGCACACCGCCTCGAAGCTCTTCTTGCCGCTGCCCTTGAGGGGGTCGGTGATAAAGCCCTTGGTGCCAAATTTATCGTAGAGGTCGAACAGCGCCTGCCCGTTGAGGCAGAGATACAGGTGCTGCCCGCAGAGATCAACTTCGTGTAGTTTCATATTTGCCTCCGATTTGAGAAAAGGCGCAGCGGGGTGCTGCGCCTTTTCGGATTCCTTAGCCGCCGGCCGCGGCCTTGACCTTGCCGTTCACCCACGCCTTCGCGGCGCTCTCGGTCGTGAGCTCGTCGCTCTCGATGCGGTAGTCGCCGGTGTTGCAGGCGTCCACCGAGAACGTCAGCTTGGGGCTGTCGAGTACGATGGTCTTCTGCTTGGTGTTGTAGGTGCGCCCGTCGAGGCTCGCCTTGACCTTGGGGTAGAAGAGGCCCTTGTAATACTTCGAGCCGTCGGCCTTGATGTTGGTCGTGTAAAAGCCGAGGCAGCCGTAGGGCGAGGTGTCGTTGCTGGAAAAGTGGATGTCCTTCGCGCCCTCGGTGCTGTCGATCTGCGCGCCGGTGACGGCCGAGGCGGTCTCGTTGGGCAGCTCCAGCACGCCGACGGCAAGCGAGCCGTCAACAAACTCGCGCAGGTAGATCTTGCGCACATCGTCCGCGCGCGATTCGACCTCGGAGAAGTTGAGCGCTTCGGCGACGCTCATGAGGTCGCCGAGCTTCATCGGCGTGCCGTAGTTGGGCAGCGCGTCCTCCGGCTCGGGGTTTGACGCCGCGAACGGCGCCCACTGGAGATTTTTCGCTCCGTACTGAGGCATAGTTGTGCCCTCCTTTACAGGTTTTTGGATTCGAGAAATTTGTTGTAAACAGCGGCCTGCGCCGCCGTGGTCGCCGCGGCGCTCTTCTCGTTGGCGTTCTGCATCCAGCGCTTTGCCGGAATGTTGCGCCGCGGCGCGCCGTATTCATGGATAAAACCGACCTCGCTGCTGGAGGTGGCCTTCTGGTCGCCGCCGACGGTGTAGGTCCGACCGTGCTTAGAGTTCTTGTACGCCTTGGTTCTGAGCCTGCGGTTATATTGGCCGTGCTTGCCGGTGGGATAGATCAGGACATAGCGGCTCGGGCCACCGGCGGACGCTGCGTGGAGTTTTTTATGGAGCTTGATGCTGTCCACCAGATGCGGGCCGCTGCTCTCGTTGTCATACAAACCGAGCGTAAGCAGCTCATCCTTCTGCGCCTTGATCACGACCTCGCTGCCGGCCTCGAGGATCTCGTCGATGACCTCGCCGGGCAGCTCGGCAACCTGCTGCATGGAAAGCATAAAATCGCCAAGGCCGTCCACGGAGAATGTCGCCATCACAACACCTCCAGCTGCACGATCGCGCGCATGGCGGCGTAGTCCGGGTCGTAGCTGACGTCCTCCACGCTGTACGGCGTGTCGCCTGCCGTAAGCGCCGCCTTGACGTCCGCGAGCAGCGTGTCGCCGTCGGTCTGCCAGCAGATGTCCATCTGCACGCGCTGCACCTCCAGCTGCACGGCGTTGTCCGCGATCACGCCGACCGTGCCGTAGGGACTGAGCACGACGAAGCGCTTCGCGCCCGCCGGTGCCTCCCACTCATAGACGGCATCGCAGGCCGCCTCAAGTGCCGTCTTCAGCTCGGAGTATGTCATAGCTTCCCTCCATTCTCCGCAGGCTCAGCGTCGTCACGGCGAGACCGTCCTCGTCCAGCCCGTGCTGCGCCTGCTCGATGCGGTAGACGTGTCCGTCCTCCGGGATGGCATACTGCGTCGCCGTGAGCGCCTCGCCGAACGGCACGCGCACCATGCGGTCGATGCGGCTGCCGGCCTGCACGCTCTCCCAGTAACGCCTGTGGTAGACCTCCAGCTCCGCGTAGAGGTGTCCGGAGTTCTCGGTCAGCTTTCCGCCGCGCTGTGTGCCGTCCTTGAGGTCGTAGACAGTCAGGAAGTGGTCGTAGGTCATGCGTCCACCGCCTTCGGCGTCACCTTGTGGTCCACCTTGTGGTCATTGATCGCCTGACGGAGCATCGGCGGCATGGGATCTCTGCCGGCGCGCTTGCGGTAGAGCCACGCGGCGTGCATCACGAGCAGGTTAAGATCGTCCCCGTCTTCCATGTCGATCGTGATGCCCATTTTCGCAATAGCTTTCTCCGCAGCCTTGAGCTTGCTTTCCAGCAGGTCCGATACCGGGCCGGAGACCGTGTAAAAGCCGAGATCAGCCTTCAGCAGCGCGAGGGCGTATTCATGGGTCATACGTTGCTCCTTTCCGCGCGCATTTCCGTGCCCGATTCGGGCACGGAAAGCGCGTGTGTTATGCTCAGGCGGCGGCCTTCTTCGCGGTCACGACCACGAAGCCGTTCTTTACGGTCACATCCACGTCGGCCGTGACCTCACCGCGGACGGTGAGCAGGCCCTCGGCGAACTTGTAGCCCTCGTTGACCTCGACCTCGAAGCCGCCCCACAGCGCCAGCTCGGCACACTGGGGATTGCCGTAGAACATGTGCTTGGTGGCGGTGGTGGTGAGCGTCGCGGTGGACAGCGCGGTCAGATCCTTGCTCAGGCAGTAGCGGCAGGAGAGGCCGTTATTGTCCTTGATGATGCCGGTCGAAGGATTCGCCGCATCGGGAGTGATGGAGTAGACCGGCAGATACTCGTTTTTGCCGCGGATGGCGGCGAAGGCGAGCAGGTCGGCCTTGTTGAGGTACAGGCAGGCGGAGCCTTCCACACCCTCATCGCCGCCGTAGGCAAGGATGATGTTGCTCAGCAGCTTCTCGTCAAAGAGCACGCTGCCCTTGGTCGCGCTCTTGTCTGCCTCCAGCGCGTGCGCGGTGTTGAGGGTGCTCGCGAGGATGGCGTTGGCGGCGACTGCATTCAGCTTGCGGCGCAGGGCGCGGCGAGCGCTCTCGCGGACCTTCTCCTCGTAGTTGAGGGGACTCTGCTTGCGGATCTCCTTGGAGACGTAGCCGACCGTGCCGTAGTTGGTCGGCGTGAGGGTGACGGAGTCGAAGGTCGGCTCGCTCTCGGTGGGGGCGCTGCCCTCGGTGATGGCGGCAGCGTCCGCTGCGTCGCCGGTCATCAGCGCGACCTTGTAGCCGGTCATGCCGGTGCAGTCGGTGACCTTGAGCATATCGACCAGCGCGGACACGCCGCCGATGGCGTCGTTGATACCGCCGACGCCGGTGGGGCCGACCACGCCGTCGGAGCCGGTCGTCACGGCGGCGCGCAGCAGGCTGCGGATGTCGGTGTAGGTGTGGCGGCCGGACTTCTGGAAGGCCTCGGCGTCACGCAGTTCCATGTTGTTCATACGGTTCTCTCCTCTCTGGCGGCTCGCGCCTGCGGGAGCGGCGCTGCGCTCCTCACGGTTGTTATTGTTCATCGCCTCGGCCTGCGCGGCCTCGGCCTCGGTGAGCTGGGTGCGCAGCTCGGCGAGCTCGCCCTCCAGGCGGCCGCGCTGCTCGCTCGCCTCGTTCTGCTCGGTCTCGAGTGCAGTCACGGATTCCTCCACGGCGCTGCGCTCCTCGTCGGTCTCGGCGGACTCAATGGCCTCGGCAAGATCGGCTTCGCGCGTCTGAAACTCCGCATCTCGCGCACGCAGAGCTTCCAGCTCTGCCTCCTTGTCGCGGATCTGCTTAGCCAGCAGGATGGTTCTCAGCTTCGACATTTGTTGATCCTCTCTTTCATTTTCGTTTTCCACAGCTCGCCCTCGCGCCTGCGGATGGTGTCAAGGTCGTTCTTCCGGGCTTCTACGGACGTCTCCGCATAAGCGGGGAAGGTGCATACGCTGACCTCGTAGAGAACGACGTCCTTGATGATCCACCGGACGCTGCCGTCCGGGTTTTCAACAAATTCCTCGCTCTTGATATCAAAACCGAACGAGCACTGGCTGACGTCACCCCGCTGGACGCGGGCGTAGAGGTTCATGGCGTCGGTGTCCTGCTCGTTGATTTGGATCGTTCCGTAAAGGCCGTGCGCGTCCTCGCGCAGCGTGAGCGTGCCGGCCGTGGTGCGTCCGAGCACCAGCGTGGTGTCGTGGTTGGCGAGCGCGCGCACGTCGCACTCCCCGTAGTCGCCTGCGAGAGACTTCGCGAACGCGCCGGGGGCGACCTGTTCCGTCGCGCCGGGCCATAGGGGATAGTCCGAGTTGAATACGGAGAAGTAGCCCTCGATCACGGGCCCCTCGCCGTCCTTTGCCGCGCGTGTCTGGAACTGCGCGCCGATGCTGCGCACCTGCCGCAGCGAGCGCGCGGTGCTGTCGATATCATTCTTCGGCATTCTTCTTGCCCTCCTTCAGTTTTTTCTGGTCGCCGATGCGGTCGGCAGGAATAAAGTTTTCGAGGATCACCAGCACGTCAAGCCCGTCCTTCGGCGGCAGCGACATCCAGTTGCGCACCTCATTGCCGGTCATCAGCCCGCGGATATAGAGATCGCTGCCGATCTCGCTGAGTTCCTTGAGGTCGTAGGCGTAGAGCGAGCGGGCGTTGAACTTGAAATAGCGCTTGCTGCTCACCAGCAGCTTCTTCGTCAGTTCCTGCTCAATGACCTGCGCCAGCGGCAGCAGGACGGAGGAGACGAAGGTGTTGTACTCGTCCTTGTCGTAATCGCCCACGCCCACCATGAAGCCAGGCACGCCGAAGATGGCGGCGACGTTCCGCTTGTCCAGCTCCACGCCGTCGCGGACGGCAAGGTCGGTCAGGCTCAGCGGCTTTGCCTGTACCACGTTCATCAGATCCGCAGGGATGATGAGCGGAGCGCTCGGGTCCTTCCGCGTGAGGAAGCTCTGCGTGAACGCATCGCGCTTATCCGGATCGCTCAAATCGCTGTCCGAATTAACGGCGATCACCAACGGCGGCTTGTACTCGCTGCGCATGTACGCCTTCTTCGTCGCCGCCGTCTGGGCAATGCTGTCCACGATGTCGCCGAGTTGCACACGCGTCCCCACGCCCTGCCAGGGATAGCGCGCATCGGGGCGCAGGCGGAAGTGAAGCACCTCGTCCGGCTCGAAGGCCATGCCCTGCCACACGATCTCGTAGGGGCTGCCGTCCGGGCGGCGCTGGGCGTAAGCCGTCGGCATCGGCCACAGATCGGTGAGCAGGCCGTCCTGCGTCACCGGCAGCACGAAGGCATTGCCCTCGGTGAGCAGCGTGCTCACGATCCAGCCGATGAGTGTCTGGCGCGTACCGAGGCTCCACGGCGCGACGTCCACCTTCCGCGCCAGCTCGTCCTTTACGCGCACGTCGCCGTTCTTCGCGTTCTCCATCAGGTGGATGGTCATGGAAGCGATCATGTCGCTGATGCGCCAGACCGCTGCGGCGACCTCCGGCGCGTCCGAAAGGCGGGTATAGCCGCTGGGACAGATCACACCGGGCGAGGAGAGCATCAAGCCGACCATCGAGGCCGACCGTTTCTTGAAGCGCTTCGTCAAATTCTCAAAAATCATCATCAGCTCCTTTGCGGAAAAATAGAAAAGCCCCGTGTCCTTACAGTGAAGGACACGGGGCATCATGGCCACAGGTCAGGTATTCGGTTTGCCGCTCTCAAACCAGCGCGACGCATTCGCGCGCTTTTCAGTGTCGATGAGCATCCGGATCGTCCCAAACACCGCCGCGTCGAACACGTCGATGCGGGAGGTGTCGTTGATCTTCTCATATTGTACCGCATCATCGACTTTTTCGCAAGCCCTAATATTTCCGACGCAGTATTCAAACGGTTCCGCGCCGCAGTAATACAGGCAGCCGATTTTCATCTTGTGCTCGATGTAGCGGAAGCCCTCGCTTTTCGCGAGATAGAGCTGCGGCTGGTCCACCACCGTGAAGCCCGCCTTTTTCATCGCCGTGTAGTAGGGCCGCGCAAATTTCCGGTCATGGCCGACCTTCCGAATACGGAAGCCCTCGCTCTGCCATTTCTTGAATTGCTTCACCGGCTCGGTCGGGTCCATGCTGCTCTCGTTCGGCATATCAAGCCAGCCGTCGTCCTGCCAGCCGAAGAGCGGGATGTTATCCACATCTGCCTTTTCCGCCGCCGCTGTGCGCGGGAACCAGGCGTGCGGCACGATGACCAGCACATCCTCGCTCGGCGTCCAGTCCTCGTTTGCCGCCTTCGCCGCGGGGATCTCGCCCACAATGGCGGCAGCCGTCAGATCGTGCAGCTTGGAGAGGTCCGCGCCGCCGTACCACGCTGTTACAAGCCGCGCAAGTTCTTGCTGCGTCCAGTGATAGTGTGCGTCCGAGCGCCGGAAATCCGCTACGTCGAAGCACGCCTTGAAGCTCGACACAAACACGTTGAGCGAGCGCGTAAGAAATTCCTTTCGCATCTGCGGGTCGTTCTGTGCCTGCAGGGCGCTTGCCATCATATCGCTCGGTCGGATGGTCACGCCCCAGCTCGGGTTTGCCTGCTCCTGCGCGAGTGGGCTGAGATAGTCGACCTCGCCCGTGTCCTTGTCCGGATCGGCGCGAGCAATGAGCACGAAGATGCGGTCGGCGTCCTCGCCGGTGATCTGTCCACGCACGATCTTGGAGCAGTATTCCAGCCGCTGTGCGCAGAAGCCGGTGCCGTCGTCGCCTGCGGTCGTGGTCGCGGCGATGAGCTTATTCGAATACGCCTTCGTCGCGTCCTTCAAGCGGCCATAGGGCACAGCGTTCCGGTAGAGCTCCAGCTCGTCGAGATGGACGAGGTTTGCGTTGAAGGCATCAAAGATATCTGGCTTATAGGCAAGCGCGTCAAAGCTGATCTGTCCGTCCCAGATTGCGCCGGAGTAGCTGTGCCCGAGCGAGCTGTCCAGGACGCGCAGCCCATGCACCGCGTCCTCGCGCACGGTAAGGCCGAGCCGGTGCAGGTTGTAGCCGAGGAAGCCGAAGCCCTCCATGTTCTGCTTTGCGCTGCCGGCCACGGTCTTGATCTTCGAGTAGCTTCGGCTGTAAGCGACGCCGAGCATCCAGATCTTCGCCGTCGTAAACGGCGTCTTGCCGTTCTTCCGCGCCAGCATGGAAAACTGCTCATGGTAACGCCGCAGCTCCGTCCCTGGCAGGAAGAAGCCGCACACGTTGTAAATGTCAAAGAGCTGCCAGGGCTGCAGGAGGAAGGGCGTGCCGCGCAGCGGCCGGCCGTCCAGGCTCTCGCCCTGCTGGTGGCAGAACAGTGTCTCGATGCCGTTGATCACGAACTCGGCAAGCTGTGTGCGAAACTCCCACTTGCCGCTTCGGCGGTCGTCGAGGTAGCGCCGCGCCGCCGCCCGAAGATCCTCACAGGCGCGCTCGTTTGCCTCAGTCTGCTCTGCCCACTCGTTTACGATGCACTCATGCGTCGCCATGCGCGCCCTCCATGAGCCGGTCCAGCAATCCCGCCAGCTGCCGGTTCGCACCGCCTACCGGCTCGCTGTCCGCCGCAGCGCCGCTGTCCATCGGGCGCAGCCGCTTGAAGGCCTTCGGCGTAAGCCCCAGTGCCTCACGGTGCGCAAGAATGTCTCGGCGCTGCTGCTGGATCACGGTGTAGAGCTTGTCGGCAGCGCTGGGGGCTCTGCCGTCCTCTGCCGTGGCCTTCCATTCCTTCATCGTCCGCTGGTGCTCCCGCTCCAGGATGGCGAGCGTATGGATCTCCGGCTCAAAGGCCTTGTCATAGATGCCGAGGTCACGCATCTGCTCGGCATAGATCTGTTCCTTGGTCATGTCGTGTCCTCCGTTATGGCTTCAAGAACACCGGCAGCGGCATCCACGCCACGGGCGGGAAGATGCCGGTCCGTCGGTCGACCATCTCCATGCCGTAGCGCAGCCAAATGCCGCCCTTGCTGAGATAGGCCTCACCGACGAATACGCCGTCGGTCACGATCACGCGCTCGCCCGGATCGGGCAGCGCGCGCCGCGCGTTGTACCAGCCGGCACGATCCGGCACGGCGGTCTTTCGCGCCGCCGACAGGCGCACGCGTTCCTTTTCGCGGATCACTCCGCGCCGGATGTTTCGTTTTCGCTCCGCGTCAACCGCAGGGTTCCAGCCGCAGCGCGAGCAGTCCTCACACTTCACGTCCAGCGCGTAACTTCCGAGCATACACCCGTCGACCTTTTTCCGGCTCCCGTCCACTGTCTCACCTCATTTCTTCTGTGCCCGATTCGGGCACGATGGCCATTAAGCTCCTGCGCATCTGGCCCACCGTCGCGGCGGGCCGTCCCCGCGGTGCTTCCGCTTGCGGCGACAGCGCCGCTGCCTCGAATGCTTAGTCGCTTTCTCCGCCACCAGCGGCGCTCCTGCGCATTCCCCGCCCCTCGCGATTCGAGGGCCGCGGGGGTAGGAGAATAACATCATGCCGCCCTTCAAAGAGCGGAGAACACGCAGGAGCTTCTCGCTGCATTCGTGCAGCATATTCCACATTCCGCTGCGAAAACGCAGCGTCCGCCGTTCCGGTGCAGCCCCCG